GATCACTCTGCGACTGCCAGTGCTTGACGTTCAGATACGCAAGCTCGAGCAACAGCGGCTTGGCGCACATGAACCCGAGACGCTCGCCGTAGAACGGTACGAACGGGATCTTGTCGAGGGTCGTCGTGCCGCGCTCATATTCGGCCCATTCCTCGACAGCGCCTTCCACCTTGGTCTTGCGGAACGTGCGCCACTTGCCCGGCTCGAGAACGCGAACCTGCTTTACTTCCTTGGTCTGGAATTCACCGTCGTCCTCTTGCACGCACTCCATGATGCGAAGTTGCGTCAGGAAGTATTCGCCGTTCTGGATCTGATGCTTCCACCCGAGAATCTGCTCGGGGCGCACCAAAATCATGTAGGGCCGCATGCCCGCGGCCTTCTCCTCTGCGATCGAGAGCGTACGCCCTGTGCCCGCAGCCGGCGACTTCTTGTGATCGACCAGGATGCCACCGAACCCAGGCCCCATCTCCAGCTGCATCGCATCGGCGCCGAACATGTCGAGATTGCGGCCCTGCATGTCGACGTCATCGAGCAGGGCCTTGACCTTGGCGGGGATCTCCTTGTTCAACGTGATCGGCTTGCTGAACGGTCGCGCACCGAGGGTCACCACAGTTCGCTTGAATGCAGGAAACAGCGTGCTTACCCGGATGCGCCGCGCGTACTTGTCGTCGGACTCGTTCACCCACTTGGGCAGATACTCGGGGCCGGCATCGCGCATGGCCTTTGTCCCACCGAGCAGAGCGTTAGTCATGTCCCACAGCGGGCGCATGGCTTCGACTTCCTTGCTCGGGGCCGCAACGCCCTTCGCCCCGTTGCCGTAGCCTGAGGCGATCGATGAGACCGTGGGAGCGGCCGATGTGCCTTCGTTGTAAAGAGCCATTATCTCTCCTCGGCTTCCATTACGAAGCACCAGAACATGAAGAGTTCTTCCTCGGACAGAGTGTACAGATACTCGCCCTCTTGAACCCACTTATCATACAGTTCGCCACGATCCATGATTCGTTGCATCAGTTCGTTTTTCAGAATGGAAGCTCGAGAATCGATGCGCTACGATCAGCGACCGGGAACTCGCGTTCGAGGTAATAGCCCAGGGCGTCCGAGATGTGGGTCAGCAGCGGCGTTTCCTTCTTGTCGATCTCGCCCGATCCGCCCTCGAGCAGCACGACGCCTTCCAGGTCCTCGACCACATGGGGCGCGTGCTTCGGGTCAACCAGCAGGTGGATCTCGTTGTTGCCGTTCAGCAGGCGCGTGTTCACGCAGTTCACCCGAATCCGTTCCTTCGGGTTGGCCTGTCGCACCTGGAAATACACTCGGTCCCCAAAATGCGCACGCATTGCAGACTTTATTAGATCCCAGTCGCTGCCCGCAATCTTGGCAGTGCCACGCGCCCCGCCCGTAGCGTCCCCATAACATTTTACGATCCCCTTATGCTTACCCCAGTCCGCGATGAGCTTCGCACAGACCGCGGGCGTGTTCGAATTGCGCGGTATGTGTACCTCTCCAATGACTGCTGTGCCCGTAAGAAGCTGGGGCTTTCCATCCGCACCGACGAGCGGCATGCCGTCCTTGGTCTTGGGGGAGCATCCAGGGAGAGGCATCTCCTGCACCACAGCGGCCACCCCAGGCTCGACGTTGAAGTCGAACATGAAGCAAAGCGCAGCTGCGTCGTTGTACAGGTGGCGGAGGGGACGACAATGAGTCTCGACCAGGAAAGGATAATAGCAGCGCCCCTCAAAGTTGATGAATGAGGCTTCGTACTCTTGCTCGAATGTTAGGGGGTCGAGCGTCCTGCGTGCGCTCTCTACCTCGGCCGCATCGACGATTTCGCTGCTCTTCCAAGTGTAGCCCATCCATTCCGGGTCTTCGCCGCTGATCGCGTACTTGTAGAGCTTGTAGTAATGGTTGCGGCCCTCAGGCACGCCGAACAGCCAGCACCACCCCTTGCGGTCGCTGAGTGCCGGGCGCACGTTTTCGAAGAACGCCTCTTCCTTCATGTTCGCGAACTCATCGAGTCCGCCCCCGTCCCAGGGCGAGCCCTCGATCCGCTGCGGAACATCCATCCCGAGCACGTGCACCTCGGCGCCAGTGATCAACGGGATGATGAGGTCAGTCTCGCGCGGTGGCTTGGCCAGCAACACACGAGGGAACATTAGCTTGAAGTCGTTCCAGAAGATGCGCTTTGCCTGATCGCGCGTCGGCGCTCCTGCAAAGAAGCGAGGATCGGGCCAGGATGTGTATGCGCTGCACGCCTCGACGACGACTTTGCGCTTGAATAGCTCGGTCTTGCCTGAGCGCCGGCCGGCCGGAATGACCTTGAATCGGTAGGGATCGTTCTTGACCCGTCGATGGACGGGGTGCGCCCGCAGGGGATACAGCCGCTGTGCACGCGGCGTGATCTCAACCTGTGGCTCGTCGACGATCATTTGCTCTTGATCTTCGGTGGCCTGCTCAGACCAGCTGGGCTCTGACCCATGTGCGAGAGCCGATTCAAGTGAAACTGCATCACACCACCCGGGGCATTCATGTGGATGCCGGCGTCGGGTTGGCTAAACTTGAACCGAGTCACATTGACCTTTGCGTGACTGCCATCGATCGAGCGAATCACGCCGTGCGCATAGTTGCCGTTGTCGATCAAAACGACATCGCCCGGGGCGAACTGGCCACCGGTTGCCGTGCCCTTCGGCTTGCGCGGATGCTTTGCCGGATCCCAGTTCATACGTTCGGTCCTTCATGGTAAGGGTGGGACATCACGCTCTCTTCGAACTTTGGCCAATCGAATCGTGCACTACCGTGCCAAAAGGTCGTGTAGTAGCGCGTGCTGCCATCGGGCATGACCTTCACGAGATCGTCGTCTTTGTAGTCCTGGTCGCAATGGCCGTGGCCCCAGCTGTCGATCCGGCTGATCTCGTACATCCTGTTGGGATTCAAGGCCGGATTCGAAACGACCGCCCATTTGGGGCCGAGAAGAGCAGCGTTCTTGAGGCTGAACTGCGTTGCGGGTTCGACGACCGGCGCAATCGGAACGCCTAATCTCGCGGCAAATGGCACGCCCAGGGCAGCGGCCAGGAACCCTCTGCGCTTCATCATTCCTCCTCAGCCATTGCAGCACGGATCGCGTCGCGCGCAGCCCGGGCCACATCTTCACTCACCACGGACTCCGCGGGGGGTGCGCGCCGATAGACGGCCGAGCGCCGGCCTGCTAACATCATCGTCAGGATGCCATCGCTGTAGACCTTCTTGGTCCCGCACTTCTCGCCCTGCCAGTAGACCGTCTCCTCGACGCCATGCACGGCACGCTTGAACCCGGCTTCTTCCAGGTCGTCGGTTACCGCATCAAATACGTCGTCGCAAAGCTTGGCGAACGTCGGCACTCGGGCCTTGAGTTCGTCCAGCAGCGTCTTGTTCAAGCCTGACAGGCGACACGACTTGCGCGTATGGCCAGCGGACGCCAGCATCGCCTCGAGCCACTTATTCATCTTGTCGACGAGTTCGAGCCGGTACGAGTTCTCGTCCGGAATCACCTTCTCGATGTTCGCGACCCGGGCCAGCTGCTGCTTGAACAGCGGCGACGACCGTAGGAACTCGATCGCGTGCGTCGGGTCATCCGGCACGAAGCCACCCAGCGCCCACATCGTGATCCGGTCGCCTTCGCTCACCGCTTCCTGTGCAAAGCAATGATCGCGCTGCTGTCGTATGAAATCGGGGGACACCACGGGTCGGATTGTAGCACACCACAAGCACAACGCCACCATCAGTGGACAAAGGTCGGTTTTACGCACATACACGCGTGAATACCACAGGGAGGGGACGGAGGGAAGAGTCGCCAGTTTCTAGAATGGTGTCTCTCGATTCTTTGTAGTGCGATTCTAAATGTCGTCGTACGTGCCTCTAGGCCGCGTCCTTCGGGGCTCTGCGCTCTCTCTGTACGGTGACTGTTTCGAGTCGGTGTACAGGCTCGAGTGCGTCTTCCCAGTTGTCATACCGCTCGTACGTACACTGAGTACAGTCGTTCAGTGAGGTCAGAGGGGGGTCTATGGTCTCTGTTTTCCTGCGCGCGTAGAGTCACCGTACAACTGTACACGAAAAATTGTGCAACCGCAGCAGAGGCGCGTCCTTCGGGGCTCTTCCCGAGGGTGAGTCCTAATTGGGCTTGTACGGTGACTCGTACGTCGACTGA